TAATAATCGTTTTTACAACGGGGTTGGGGTCAATTATATTAAGCGCTTGGGGAAAATATCGAGAGCTAAAATTGTCAGCAGAGCGAAACGAAATACTAAAAAGCCAAAATAAAAAATACAATAAAAGAGAAAGTGATAAATAGCTATTAAATAACACATTTCAATAGATTTAAACGATTGTACAAAGTTGCGCTGATAGTTAATAATTAACACATCAAGAATACAGAACAGATTAATCAAATGTTGTCATCGTGCTACGCTCTGTTATTCGGGCAAGGCTGCACTGTCGGGCTACTGTCACTCCTTTGGCAGTCCAATTTCTAAGATATTTAGTTATGGTCAACAAGTGATTACGGCAAACGATGAAAGGCTAAAGGGTGCGAAGTGTATCTATCATGGCAGATTGACCCGCTGCGGCTGTTAGGGTTTTTATTTGATATTAGCAATTATTCGATTGTTAATATTTAATAACTCAAAGGATTAACGTGAGCGAGTATAAAGTAAGCGTGATTAAACAGGCGCTAATTGAGTGCTTATGGAAGCAGAACGAAGATCTAACAGAAATGAACGAGGAGCTTATGAAATTTGAAGTAGATAGTAAAGTTCTGGAAAACTAAAAAGAAAGCAGAGCGTGAAAATGTGCAATTGCAGACGTTGCTAGAAAAGTTTGCAGATAGTTAAAGGAGAAAGTTGTGAGTGAATTAGAAGAAGGGTTTTATTGGGCTGATGTGCGCAATCAAAGAGGAGTTATTGAAATAGTAAACGGGTATTATTGTCCGTGCGGTAGTGAGTATTTTGGAAGGGCAACTATAAGCACATTGCAAAGTATAAACATTAACCCCAAGCGAATAATTGAAGAATAAATACTAGGCCGCTTAATTGCGGTCTTTTTTGTGTGCGGTGATAAAAGTGTTATAATTGAGGGTATAAATAATAAGGAGTAAAGTCATGAAAAGTAATTATTACGTTTATCATTTAGTTGATCCAAAAGACCAGATTGTTTTTTATGTAGGGAAAGGATCAGGAAATAGAGCTAATTGCCATGAAAGCCAAGTTAAAAGAAACCCATCAAGATACTGCAAGAGCGTTAAAGATAAAAAATAATTTCAATATTATCTTCTGGAAATTCAGTTAAAGTTAGAATAGTTAGGCAAGATTTAAATGAGATAGAATCTCTAATGCTAGAAGAGGAGGAGATTAGCCGAATTGGAATTGAAAACATAACTAATATTTATAAGAGAGGAGCTGCTTCGGGAGGCATGAACCGTCATGAATCAGCAGGAAGTTTCTTGTGATGAGTTGGCTTTCACTAAAAGATTGCAGAATTTCAGATGCACTTGGAGGTAGTCACGGGTTACATTAGCATCACTGCAATAAAGAATTAGAAGAAACTATGCAGGTATGCCTTTCTTGCGAAAAGATGAGGGGATCATTTATAGAGGGGATGGGCGTAGGCATGCAAAAAATCAAAGCATAGCTTAATGAGTATTATTTAAGGAGTGGTCAAATGACCGACAAAACAAAGCTATCAGCTAAGGAAAGAGCATTTTGTTGAAGCGTATTGTGGAGTAGCTAAATTTAACGGCTCTGAGGCTGCTAGAATAGCTGGATATGCTCCACAATCTGCAAATGTTACCGCGTCTAAGCTACTAACAAAACCTAGCATTCAGGAGGCTATTAGTAATTTCATGACTAAGGCAACAGAGAAGGCGCTTTGTACAACGGAGGATGTCGTTAGAGGCCTTTTATTAGAGGCAAAGCTTAATGAGGAAGGGGCCAGCCATTCGGCTCGCGTGAGTGCTTGGAGGGCGCTTTCAGATTACACTGGCGGTTTTGATGTTAATAAGAAAAAGATTGACCACTCATCAACAGATGGAACAATGACGCCAGTTGCTAATATGACAGACGAACAATTGCTAAAGTATCTCAATGAATAAAAAGAGATTGCTACAGAGTTACTTAAAAGGCGCAAAGCTAGAGGTGACTTACAATCATACATTGAATACATCAACCCTGATTATATAGTTAGTGATTTTTCTCGCGCTGTATGTAAAAGTATTGATGAATTCTTAGTTAAAATGATGAACGGTGATCGCCCTGTATTAGTTTTGGGCGCGCCACCGCAACATGGCAATCAGACATCGTAAGCAGATACCTTCCTTCGTACTTTTTTTGGTAAATATCCCGATCAACGTGTAGCCGGATTGAGTTACGGCAAAGACTTAGCAAGCGATATGAACCGAGATTGTGCAACGAATAATGATGGGGCCAGAATATGCCGTATTATTCCTGATTCATCTTTAGTAAAAAGCGCGTAACATTTGGCGATGTAGAATCAAAGCGAAATAGTGAAACGTTTGAAATACAAGGGCATAAAGGTAGTTACGTCTCTCAGGGTGTTGGTGGCCCATTAACAGGTAAGAAAGTTGATTTAGGTATAATTGACGATCCTATTAAGAACGCTGCCGAGGCACTAAGCGAAACCAAAAAGCTCAGTTTGTGGAATTGGTACGTCTCAACATTTATGACTCGTTTATCTAAAAATAGCGGTCAGATAATTATGGCTACTCGATGGGCTGAGGATGACTTGTCAGGCAGGGTACTTGAAAAAATAAAGAACGCCACTTGCTTAGCATTTAAAGCTATTTGTGATAACGGCAAGGCGCTAGTTCCTGAGCTGCACCCACTAGAAAAGCTACTCGAAACTAAAAAGATACTAGGCGAATACTTCTGGTCTGCAATGTATCAGCAGTCACCTACCGCAATAGGTGGTGATATGTTCAGGTCTGAGCACTGGAAGTACTACACGCAGCTACCTAAAATAACTCGTAAATTAATATTTGGTGACACCGCATTAAAGACAGGCGAGAAGAATGACTTTTCTGTTCTGCAATGCTGGGGCCAATCATACGATAATACTATTTATTTAATCGACCAGGTTCGCGGCAAATGGGAAGCGCCAGAGCTTGAGGCTAATACACTAGCATTTTATAATAAACATAGAATCTTAGACGGTTGCATATGCTCAGGCGTTTACGTGGAAGACAAAGCAAGCGGCATAGGTTTGATTCAGTCATTAAAACGCAAGGGTATTCCGATTGTCGGCATACCTCGCTCAGTTGACAAAATCACACGTATGCACTGTGGCACACCGATGATACAAGCGGGTAACGTACACCTCCCAACTGACGCGCCATGGCTAATGGATTATTTATCTGAGTTTGCAGCCGCACCCAACGGGCTGCATGATGACCAAATCGACCCTACACTAGATGCCATAGAAACATTCTTAGGTGGCGCGGTGTTTAGTGATTACGCATCATTGCTGTAAAGTGTTATCATGTGTTAATTAACCAAGGATATTAAATGGCGAATAAATTTACCGATGGCTTGATGGATGTTTTCTCCGGCCTGATAAACAAACGTAACGGCGTTAATCGTAATGTTGTGCAAACTCGTAGGCTAGATAATAGTGAGATGCGCACAATGTACAAAACTGGTCTGATGTCTAAGATTATTAGACTTAAAGCAGGTTACTCGCTAAACGATACAATACAATTTGCAAGCGTTGATGATGAAGAGTTTTACAATAAAAACATAGCCAAGCACGTCAAGAAAGCAACTAAGTTTATGCTAGGTTTTGGCCGTGGCGTTATCATTATATTCAACAAAGATGACGATCTATCGCTGCCTCTCAAGCGTGCAGACTATGACCGCCACACTTTACAAATGCGAGTTTTTTCTGGTGACATGGTAACAGCTAGAGCGCCCACGTATGACTTGCGTAACCCGCGTTATTATAAGCCATCCGTATACACCATAAACGGACAGCAAGTGCATTGGTCGCGTGTTATTGATATGACTTACTACGAGCCACCAGAGCGAGATAAGCCCGATTATGATTATGGTGGCGTGTCTGAATGTGAATTAATATATGACCAGTTTGTGGCCGATGGAGTTGTGCAGCGTGCAGCTAGTACAATCATTGATAAAGCGTCAACATTTGTATACAAAATAGAAGGGTATAAAGATTCTATAGCGATGAAAAAAGATGCTGACATTGTGAAGTATGTCTCAACTTGCGAAGATGGTCGGTCCATTTATGGCGCTCTTGTAACTGATGCTGCTGACTCTGTAGAAACATTGACACAATCACTCGCCGACCTGGATAAGGTTGATGAGATAACGCTTAGACGCTTGGCGTTGGTGACTGGACTGGGTATGACAGTTTTAATCGGTGAGCAAGCAAGTGGCATGAATGCAAGCGGTGCCAGTGAGCGTCAAGGCTTCCAAGACACAATTGAAAACCTGCAATCTGATTACCAGCTAGAGCCACTTAATTTAATTGCTGACATATTCGGCTTAGGTGAAGTCAAGTTTAAAGAGAACCAAGGGCAGTCAGCTTCCGAGCGTATAGAGTTTGAGAACAAGGCCGTCTTAAATGCCAAACTGCTATGGGAAATGGGCGAAGACCACGAAACATACTTGAAGAATAAAGACGTTGTTAAGCAAGATGATTGGGAAACTTTCTTCGGTGAAGATAAAGAAATACCTGCAACTACGCCGCCACCTAAAAACAGCGGAGGCTTTTAATGGCAGAAGTCAACGCACCGGACCCACTCAAAAGCGAGCAGAAAGTATTAGCTGATGCAATGGAGGCCATGATAACAATGATGTCTCGCATGTATAAAAATCAGGTGCTTCTTGAGATGAACAAGGGCACAGTTGAAAAGTTCAGCGATGCACAAACAGGAAACTACGCCGCTATACTGACAAAGTTATCTAAAAAGGTTAGTAAAAGCCTGCTTAAACGTTTTGACAATAAGCGAATCAAAGAGTTATCACAGCGCGTATTAGAAAAGAATGACAAGCGCTCACGCAAGATATTGTATGACCGCTTATCAAAAGATATTGGCATTGACCCAGCCAAGTTATTAAAGCGTGACGGAAACTCAATTTTACTTTTAACG